AGCCTGTTGTTCCGCTAGTACCTGTTGTTCCAGAGCTACCAGAAGTTCCAGAACTGAAACTGGTTGCGGAAGTTCCTGAAGAGCCTGTTGTTCCGCTAGTACCTGTTGTTCCAGAGCTGCCTGAAGTTCCTGAAGTTTGACTATTTCCAGAAAATCCAGAAGATCCTGCGGTTCCATTGCTTCCTGTTGTTCCACTAGTTCCACTTGACCCGCTAAAACCATTACTACCAGATGTTCCATTTGATCCTGTTAGGCCAGAAGTGCCACTACTTCCTGATGTAGCAGACGCTCCAGATGTACCACTAGATCCTGATGTTCCAGACGAACCGTTTGTCGGTGCAGTTCCAGTTTGTATTTTTATTATATTATTTTCAACTACTAAATAACCTGTTGCTGTTGTAGTTACATTTGGAAGTTCAGTAAATACTATATTATTACTTCCACTATAATATAATGTTCCTGTTGTTAAACTATCTGAATCAGAAAATACAGGTATATAACCACTAACACCTGAACCATCAATAACTTTTTTACCACTTAATGGTGATAAATTTATAGCTTGATTTATATATCCAGAACTAATAAACAAAGTATCTGAGAACTCTGAAACAACTTCATCAGTATTTATTGCACGAACTTTAACAAAATAATTAGTATCTTCTTTTACTGGAAAAATAAAAGACGGATCAATTGTTGAATATACGAAATCCGCAAAACCAGTTATTCTTTTTGCTATTTGTATTCCAGTTACTGTATCATTTAAATCATTAAATGCATTATCATTTGGTGCAAAAATTGGTAAATATCTACTATCAGAATAAGTTCCTGTATATATATTACCACTAAAGTATCCACCAGAAGGCAAAAATTGAAATTCATTATTACCAGTATAATTATACGATAAAAATATTTCTGAAGAATTTGATACTCCAGAAGGTATTCTTACTTCAGTTATATAATTTATTCCACTTGTATATTGATTATAAACTCCTGTTGGCAACGAACCAAAATTATTTACAAAAATAGTATGATCTGTCCATTGTATACCAGAAGTTCCATAATTTTGAAATATAATTCCTGATGATAATAAACCAGTACCAGTTCCATTAGAAATAGAAGATATATCATCAAGCGATCTATTTTGAATAAAATAATCGTATTTATTAGAATTAACTCCGCTTTCTTCCACTAAAATATGAAAAGAGCAATCCTGAGATTCTGAAACTGAATCCCATTTAATCAGAGCGTTTAAATCTAATTCTTTAGATGTTTTAGAAAAATTATTAAAAACAAAACCAGTAACATTATCTATAGATATTGGTAAAAAAACTTCAGAATATGAAGTGGTTTTTATTCCAGAAGATATTGTTTTATTTCCACTGGCATAATAGCTATATGGAACTAAATGTACATAATAAGGTAATCTTAATGTATTGTCTGTTAGCTGCCCCTGCCCTGCTTGAGTTAAATCTGGAATATAAATATTCTCAAGCGATGGAGCGTTATAGTTTACATAATATAAATAATCTGTACTTGATGTATCAAAACTTATTCCAGTAGTTACAAAAACATCAATAGACTCTACCACTCTTTTATCCGTATAATCTAAATTTAATTTTGTTTCATTTGTGATGCTATATTCAGTTATTTGAACTTCAGCAGAACCAAAATTTACAATAGCAGATCCAGTGCTAGTATTTCCTTGAAAATCTTGACTTACTACATCTATAAAAAATTGATTTAAACTAACTGCGCTTTGAGAACCAGTTTTTGCCGCGAAAACTTTAAAAATATCAGAAGCAGATATTGAATAATTTGTATTATTAAAACTATTTGTATCTGTAAATATTAAATTTCTATTTATGTCGTAAAAATTTACATAAAAACCTGAAAATCCACGATCATTTACAAAAGAACTTAGTATTTCTTTTGTTATTGGCCTTTCAACTGTCCAAACTAGATTTATATCTTTTTCAGCCAACAATCCGCTTACAAATGGAGTAGAGGAATCAATTCCAAAAGAAATTGGTGAAAAAGTATTATTTTTTGATGAAAAAGCGCCGTTCAATGATAGATCAATACTTTTTATCTGAAAAGCTTGATCGTAATCAATTCCTGTATTGCTTATAAATGCCATATTGTATTTTACACATTAATTAAACGCATGTTTGAATCAAAAGCGTATAAATCTACATCAAAAGATACGCCGCTGCTATTTTGCAAAGTTATATTATCTCCAAGAAAAATAGAAACTTTTGAAGCTTCGTTTTTAAACTGTTTAAATTTTAATACTTTTCCATCTTTTATTATTGTGCAATAAATTCCATAAACATAAGGTGAATTATCTAAACGAGAAAACAATGTAATAAAATTTATTTCAATGCTTAAATAATTAGATAAATTAAAAGAATCTGTTAAAACTTCTGTTTCGATATTAAAAGAGTAATCAAAATTAGTATTATTGGCTTCGACGAAAGAAAGTGTAGTTTGTTTAATATTATTATTTATAATAGAATCTGAGAATGCTGGGCGAATATAATCGTCTGTTGCAAAAACAATTTGTTTTTTATTGTATTGATTTTCATCTACATATTCATTTTTATCAACGACTTCAAATTTTTCAGGACTATATTTTAAAGCTGTTATTCCGTAATCGTTTGTTGAAGATTCATTTACTCCTATTATACGATATAAATCTTCTTGCTCTGCATCATTTTCTAAATATATAGAAAAATTAGCATCTGCTCTTAAATTAGAAAAAGAACCATATGATGGTAATGGATATCTAGAAAAAATAATTTCATTGATTGTTGTGAACTGAGTATTAAACGCAGCTACTGCTAATAGGGGATTTCCTTTAGGTCTACCAATTTGATCTGTTAAAGACTTTCCATTTAAATAAAAAGTAATATAATTTCCATCGTATGATATTGATAGTAAATCAGATGATGTAATTGTTTTGCCAAAATTAAATGCAGATCCAATATCTGTATGACCAGGAAAAATGCCAAGTAAATTCCCACTATTTATATAAAAACCATATTCTATATCAGTTGAATCATTTATTACTATATTTTTAGAGGATAAACCACAAACAAGTATTGATGATGTAAATTCAACTTTAAAAGATAATAAACAATTATCTATATAACTTTGTGCTGTAAATGCTTTTTTGTCCCAAGCTGCTGCTGAAACGAAATCTGAAGATAGTGTTCTGCCATTATTTGTTGAAACTGTTTTGTTTTTTAAATTCCAACTAAAATAATCATAAGGCAATAAAGTTAATCTAAGATCAGAATTATTAGCTTCAAAAATTGAAAGCGTACTTTCTAAAGTTTCATCTCCAACTATAGATAATACTTTAATTCTTTTACCTAAAACATCATTCTTCATTTCTCTGTCTATATATACATAGTTATTTTTAAAATCCAGAGCGGTTATCTTTCCAAATTCTAATTTTGAATTTTTTAAATTATCAGCTACTCTTACTATATCTCCAATTTTTAATAAAGTAGCTTCAATACCAGTTGTAAACGTTACTGTTTGAGATTCTAATTTACCAGTTGTTAAAAACCATTTACCAATTCTTTCTGCTTGATATTTTGAAGTTATACCAAATCCAAGAATTTCTTTTTCAATTAAACCGTATTTTTTTATTAAATTTGCATCTTCAATATAAACAACTTTATCTTTAAAGTTATCTTTTTTATCTAAATACGAAACTTTAGCTACTGAAAAAGAAGATTCTAAATTTGAAGATGTATAGTTAAAGAATCCATCTTTAACATTTGAATTAGTAAAAACATAAGAAGTTGGTTTTTTAACATCTGAATTTAAATTTAATAAACCGTTTTTAAAATAGAAAATTCCACGAAAAACAGATGATAAATCTGTTAATATCTTCAATCCCTCTGTTGCATCATTAATATATATATTTGCAGAAAATCTTGGCTCAAGAAAGTCGTCATATTCAGGATGTTTCGCGACACATTTTCCTGAAGCAACTTTTAAAGAATTATCAAATATTTTTTCATTTCTATATGAAACCGAGACCTGTTCTGAACTAGAGTTATATTGATTATTAACAGGATTAGATATATTAGCTAAATAAGAAATAGCATAATTCTTAGCATTATCTTCTGTATTTAAAACAGAAGGGTTTCCAGAAATATATTGTTTTAAAGAATTATAAAATCTTCCAGAAATATCTGATTCTATAAATTTTCTAACGCCAAAATCATTGCATAATTTTATTTTTACAGTATTTCCTACTTTATTAACAGAAAGAATAATTTTTTTAAAATTTATATTAATTGATTCGTTTAATTCATTTTTTAAATCGTATAAATATAAGATACTTTTTTCAGGATATCTTGTCTGTAATGTATTTAAATTCTCTATTGATGTAAATGTTATCGTATTATAATCAGTTTGATTTAATAAAATACTATTATCAAATTGAAAAACGTCTTCTTTATATTTAGTTGCTGCATTAGTAATCACTAATTCATCACAATATTTTGATATTCTATATAATTCCCATTTATTTAAATCGCTTTCAGACATTGAAGATTTTGCCAATCCATAACGCCCATTAACACACAAATCATAAAAAATCCATGCTGGATTATCAGACCATCTTAATAATTTGCTGAAATCTCCATTCCAATCACCAACATATTCTCTGGCATCAGGATCGTAATTATTAGGAACTTTAATTTTTAAAAGCTTACAATCGAAACTTCTAACTGGTATATTAGAAAAATGCTTTGCACTAACTATATTTTGGCATACCGCTGAATATGGATAAGAGAACGCGTAATCAACTTTTTCGACAATAGAATCTACAGCAAAACTTCTTGAATTATTTGTAGCAGTTCTATTTTTCTCTCCAAAAGCGGTAATTCTTTTTTCAACGCTATATACATTTATTAAATATTCAGGTGAATTTGATGATAAATTTGCCGCTCTATTAAATTGTATTTGAATTGGTATTATTACGGGATTGCCTTTTGCTACAAAATAAGCTTGAAAATAAAAATAATTTGTCACTCTTTCTGTTAAATTTGTCACGCAAACTACAAATCTTATATTATTACCATATGTATCACCTTTTCCTCCTATATAAAAACAAGAATCTATTTTTATATTTACCGTAGCGCTTGTAATATATTTATTTTTAACATAATGAGAGAAATTACGCGCTTTATTCTTTAAAAATATTAGATTTTTATATAAACCAATTTCTGTAGAATTGGTAAATGGGTCGCCAATATATTTTTGATCTAAGCCATTAAAACTGGCTATACCAGGATCTTGATCTAAATCATACACTTTAGAATCATATGTATATACAGAACTAGATATATCATTAAAATTATTAACTTCATTACCTAAAGATAAATTAAAATTAGCAGCAGTTAAATTCAACAAATTTGTCTTTTTATCTTTTACAGATATATCATTATAATAAACACCATATGCCAATGAAGAGCTTCTATCTTTTATAGAAGAGCTTAAATCTATATAATTAAGAGTATTTCCATCTTGATCAACAAGACCCTCAATTGGCCCTTCACATAACAGATCATTGCTTTTATAAAACGATTCTGTATCTAAAGTTGAATTTGCAGATGGAAATTCAGAAGCCAAAGATAAAATATTAATCAAATCTTGTTCAATATATATTTTTACTGTATTTGTGGGTACAAAGCTTGTTGAAACGGACGTATTATTTGAAAAAGAATTTGGATTAGAGCTAGAATCACCTTGTTGAACAATTGTGTTTGATCCAATTGCAGAAGAATAATCTCCTAAATTTTCTCTTTCCATGTCCTCAAGCAATTTAACTGGTCTATAATCTGTGGCTCCCATATTAATTATTATTAATTTTATTTGTTAGATTTACATCATTAGCTATAACAATACTGCCTATTTTCAATCTTCCATAGCCAATTGGAATAGCAACATTTCTTTTAGTCACGTTTTCATAACCTGAAAATAATCTTGAATTATTTTTGATATCTTTTGGAGCTTTTGGAGTCATTAAACTCGTTATCAATATCTGTATACCTGTTGCTATCGCTATTAAAAGAACAGCGATTAATATATCAATACCAGCAATCGCAGATCCCAATATTAATGGCACAACTTCTATTTTTGAATCTTTTTTTAGTATTGGCGAACTAAAATATTCATGAGAAACTGGTTTATCATCAACGTATACAATAAAATGAGTTAAATATTCTTGAAAATTTCCTAAAGCCTCTAATAATTTACCACTATTTGCTTCGATTGCTTCAAATCCTTCAAAAACAGTTTTGACATTTAAATGCCATTCTGTTTTTACATAGTTTTCAAAAATACCATGTAATTTGATATTAACCATATATTATATTATTTTACACTTCTTTTCTTTAAAGATGTTATTAGCAACATCATACATTATCATATCTAAATTATGATATTTTTGATAAAATAAATCTGTTTCTGAAAAATCCGAACCAATTGGATGACTGTGAAAATAGTATAATATTTTATAATTATTTTTTATAGATAGGTAATCTTTTGGTGAAATTAAAACATGAGCATTTTTTTCTGGATGCTTGTTTTCAATAGATATAAATTTAACAAATCCTTGATCTTCTACAATAAATCCACACACTTCCTCTTCTGTAAAAGTTTTAGAATATTTTCGCAATTGATTATATATTTCAGGTTTTAGATTCATTATTATATGGAAATGTAGCTGGAAACGCTCCAAATGGCAAATAAGGCTTACCTTGTGTTAAAGAAGTATTATTATTGAATCTTAATCTACAGCCCCTTAAAGTTCGCGAGCATTTATCTTGCTTCCAAACGTCTGTATTATTTAATGGATTTTTATTAGTATTAGCCTCGATACAAACAAAATAGTTTTTTGGTTTATTAAGAGATACTAATACCGCTTCATTATTTTCTAAATTAGTATCTGAAATAGCATCTAAATATATAAAATCTCCAACAGCATATGATACATTTGACAACCATTCACCTTTATAAGTTAAAGAAGTTAAATTATAACTACCATTATACGGCAAATCATATAAATCTCCCGAATTTGTATCATTTATTTTTTTGACAAAAACCTTATCATTATCATCAGCTACTGGAACTCCTAAATATGTATTAAATCCTCCACCAATCGTAAAAGGCATTATAGGACCAGAATAATTTTTATTATTGCCATAATTACAACCATAACATCTATAATTCCACGAACAAGTATCATTTGTTATTTTTCTTGCTGGTATAGACAATGTTTGAATATCAACTTTAGTAACCAGTTCAAGCTCAACAACGTTAAGATTTTCAGATAATTTTGCATTTACTATAAATTTATCAAAAGCAATGTAAGTATTAAAATTAGATATGCCATAAGGATTAATCCCATCTTCAAAATTTCTAGAATCAAGGTCTCTTGCTAATATTTTTTTTCTATTACAGTTTTTACCTATGAGATCATTTCGATCCTGCATTATTTTTGAGAAATAATTATTAATATTACCTATTTGCAATTTTGGTCTACTTTGCCTGCCATCAGAATTTGTTTCGTATGAAGAAAATTCACATGGAATAAAAGTATATTCTTTTCCTTGAAAAAATATATTTTTATTAAAATTCTTAGATCCATGAAATCTTAAATAGCCTTCATTCGCTTCTAACTCTATTTCAAACAAATCTATTATTACATAATTATTAAGTTTAAATAGAGTATTCATTATATTGAAGAAATAGTACCTGCTAAGTTAAAAACGTTTGGCATTCTTATTTGATTTGAGATTGATAAATAATTATTTGCTGTTTCTCCAGTAAATAATTTAATATAACTCTGTAATAAACTGTTATTTACTTTTCGATTTTCATCATCGAATAAAACTCTATTATAAAATAAAATATCAAAAAAACTACTAGTCATTGATGTATCATTATTTTCTAATTTAAAAGTTGTGTTTGTTATTGAAGATATAAATTTTGTTATATTCTGTTCTTGCTGTACAGTGCTAAAATTTAAATCATAAAATGTATGCAATTCTCCATTAATATATATTGAATACGTCGTACCATTTCTTTTTATATTTAATATAAAAGGATAAATAATAAAAGAACTTGTATTTAAACATTTAGACAACTGATAATAAGAATTTGAAGCTCCAGTATTAAAACTAAAGAAATCATCAATATTTTTTATTTGATAGTCATATAATAAAGATGTAAAAAAATTAAATATATTTGATTCTTTTTGATATGTATTGATAAAAGTAGGTAAAAAAGTTCTATAATTTACATGATTACTGCTTATGTTTTGTTGATTAGAGTACCAATTAACTAAACTAAATTTTTTTGGAGCAGTAAGTGTTCCACCAAAACACCCCACAATGAATAGATCAAAGTTTTTACATGTTTCAGAACTAGAAGAAATTGTTCCAGCTAAAGATTTATTTGAAAAAGTTAATGCTTTATAACCAGTAGAATTAAAATTATCGGTTTGAGTTATGCTTCCAGAACCAGCAGCGGTATTTAAAGTAAAAATCGTACTAGCATTAATATTTTTAGCCGCCCATGATGGACTGTTTGTTATATCAGCATTCGATAATCTAAATACATAATCAGAAGGTATATCAGTATTATAAAATGAATATCGAAAAGAAGAATTAGAATATTTTTTTATTATATTTCCAGCTACAGATATGTTTTCAGGCATTCTTATAAAAGTTGGATCAAAAACACTTTTCCAACTTGCAGGATCGCCAAAACTATTTGCACCTACAAAAACACTTCTAGGTGGATAATAGTAACCATTCTGTTTTGAATAACTATTATTATTATTTATTGGATTTAAATAAAAACCATCAGATCCATTCTCTCCATATCCACTAACATTCGAAAAAATACTTGCCAATAAAACCGTTTGACTTCTATCGCTATTATTTTGTCGCGCTATTTGAGCTTGTCCAAGAAATATATTATATTTAGTATTTTGTCCAAATTTATTATAAGCTCCATTCAATGGATAAATTCTATCTTTAATCAAGTTATCGGAACTAACCCCGTAAGAAACTCCTTCAAAATAAATAACCCCAGCTTTATTTCCGCCTCCACCAGCAGCTATGAAAGCATTCTTTTCAGCATATATATTATATATAAAATCTGTTCTATCAGATTGTGTTTTAGCATCAAATCTAAAAACATTACCACCAGATTTTGAATCTGTAAGTGTTGAATTTGCTTTATTGTATTCTGCTGTTGTATCAGTTATAATTTTTGAAACATAATTTTTTACGTCAGCCTTACCATCATAAACATTTGAAGTTAAAATATCTCCACCTTTTCCAAAATTTCCAACTATTCTGCAACTATAAGGAACATATAAATTAATAAATGTTCCATTTAGGTCTCCAGTAAAATTTTCAAAAATTTGATTATTTAAATTTAAAGCGTAATTATTTTCATCGCTAGATTGAAAAGTAGATTGATTTGGCAAGTATATATTTATACCAGAGTAAAAAAGTAAATTATTCGAATTATTATTAGTTTCAATAATTTTAGTGTTTAAACTATAATTAGTATAGTTTCCATTCGAAACGTATACATTTAAAGGTTTTTTATCAAATTTTACATTTAATTTAGTTCCAGAATTTCCATTTATCACATCATTTGATAATTGTTCACTTATGGACTCTATACCTGTGGCATATATACTAATTCCAGTATTATTAGTGCTATATGTATAAATTCTTGCGTAATAATTAGTTTCCAAAGCTAAAGTTGGAAAATCTTTTTGAGAAACATTTATAATATTTTCTAATTCAGGATATCCATAAAAAGTTGCATATCTAGGGTTGTTACTAGTATTTTCAGCTTGAGTTATTCCAGTAGTAAATACAGTATCTGCAACAAAATCAGTACTCGTTGAAATATCTAATCTATACCCTGTAAAATAATAATTTTTTAAACTTCCAGTTCCTGTTGGCGGATACCACATGAAATCATAATTTATGCCATTTACTATATCATAATTTTTTAATGCAACGAATCTACGAACTGCGCCAGCAGTATTACTAATTATTCTTGATCCAGTTATTTCAAGAGTTATTAATCCGCTTGGATCTACAGATCCATCTTCAACAGATTGACTAAAAATAGTTATTTCAGTTGCTTCATCAACCGCTGATGCAGTTATTTGAGGTTTATAAAGAATATCGAATCTTCCTGTTGATCCATTATTTACAATAAACTCGGCATTAGAAACATTAAAAATATCAGTATTGTTTTCAACTGTTATTTTATATTCTACGTCTGAATTACCGCTATTATATATAATCACTGGATAACTAGATCCAAATCCAGTCAAGCATTCTCCAATATATTTACCAGTTGTATTTACATATGTCATAGTTGTATTAATGTATTGAAAAATATATCAGACTGAGTTAAACCTTTAAATTCTATAAATTTTATTGATATATCGTGATTATTTTTAAACTTATATGTATGATTCCATTCTGGAGAATATACATTTATCAATTTATTATAAGGAGTTGGTAAAGTCATTTCAAAAATTTTAAAACCACAATTTGAATCCAAAAATTTAAGTATCGCTTCAGCTTCTTTATCCGATCTATTAGTTAAGTTATAATTAAATTCTAAATTTGTTTTATTTATACCATAATTTTCAAAAGCTGGCGCAGATGAATCAAATTCTGTTTTTATAAATTTTGGAGACACTGGTATTTCAAAATCAAGATCAGGTTGAAAATAAAATGATCTAGTAAATAAAGAGTTATTGCCAGTAGGTCTTTGATCATGAGTTGGAATGATATTATCCAATCCAGTATACCAATAATAACCTTTTTCACTTTCGGTATTTGTATTGTAATAAACTACATCATTTTTAAAATAAGCTGAATTTTCATTAAAGAAAGATGTAACTTCTTTTCCAGTTACTTGATAACCTCTATAATCAAGACTTGAATCGTAAGCCGAAACACATTTTATAGAAATCCTATTTAAATTAGCTTCTACAGAATTATACTGTAAATCGGAAAAATAAATTTTTGAATTATTTTTGTATGGATAAAATAAATCTATAGACACGTTTTCATAAGAATCAACAATAGTTTTTGGAGTATATTCAAAAGTATTTTGGAAAAAACCTATTAAACATTTTGCCTGCACATCAGTAAGACCATCATAATTTAAATTAAACTCAGTATTTAAATTATTAATATTGGGTATTACATTTGTAAAATAATTATCTCCATAATCTATTCTTGCTGCTTTTGTTGAAAAATTAGCAGAACAGCCATATGTTTTATTAAAAACCGAATCTACTTCTTTAGTTAAAAATTGAGAACCTGTTATGTTTATAGGGGCATAACGATAATCCGATGCTGTAAAATTAGATTTAGCTATATATAAACCATCATCATTTGTAAAATGTTTTTCAAATAAATATTTTTCTATAGCTAAGATATCATTATCAGATGGAACTTTTGCAAATCCTAGAATTTCATAATAAGAAATGTTTGAAGCGTTATAATTATAAAGATTATTTTGTGAAGGATTTGAATTTTGAGACGCGCCAATCATCAATCCACTGCATCCAGAATTAAAATGATTACTAGTAACATTTAGTAGTTCATACCCATTATTTCTTAAACGTAAATTATTTGTTGTATTGTTTTTTATTATAGATACTATATTCTTATTTTTTAAAACTTTAGAAGCAGAAAATGCCGAATTAACAGTTATAGGCGAATTATCAGCAATTCCAGTAGGATTTATTATAAACTGCTGAGATGATGATGGAACACTTGTATTCCAACTATATATTTCATTGTTTCCAGAAACTGCCAGATAACCGCTTGTTGCATAAGTTGTTGCATATAAATCAGTATCAATTATAGAAGAAGTATTTGGTTTTATCGTTGATCCATAATTACCTTGCCTCAAATCTTCGAACTCATAAACGACAAACCAACAACGATCTCCTGTTAAAAAACCAACAAAACCATCTCCTGTTGTATATAAATTATTAATAGCCTCTTTTTCAAAATTAGATTCAAATGTAACAGAATTTTTATTTTGATCGTAAAAAGGTCTTGTATTTATTAAAGAATTATCGTTATTCAGATCTTGAGCCACTTCATGACCTACTGCTGCATTATACCACTTATAAATTTTTCCCGAAGCGTCGAATTCTAGATTATTAAGATCATCTAAATTAAACCAAGCGTATAAACCAGATAAATTTTTTGGATCTTTTGCATCTCCAGTAAAATATTCAAAATCTACAAGATTATATTTTGTATAAGAATCTCCAGTAATAAAATTCTTTATACCTGTAACTGAAAATTGCGTGTCTAAAAATTTACTCATAATGTGCTTCTTAATGGCGCAACTCTTTGATTAATAGAAAGAGTGCTTTGTAATAAACCGTTTACATCTATATTTAAAGATCTCGATTCTATTTTACCAGATATGTTGAACATATTTAATAAATTATTTTCATAATCTTTTAGATATAAATCACAAACAGTATCTGTTCCTTCTATATCAGAAACGTTTGATTTTTTGAAGTAATTGCCATCAACTGTTGCTGATTTTGCTCTATTTATTTTTGCTACTCTAAATGGAGTTATTTCTCCATTTTTAAAAAATGGAACTCTATCACAACTTTCATTATATGAATAAGAAAAAACCTCTGAAAATCCAAAAACATTTGATACGTCAGCAATATAAGAATTATTAGAATGAGATATATGTGACAAAGGTTGATTTGAAGGACCAGTAGGACCACTAGGCCCACCTATTGATTTATTTATTAAATTATATGTACTATTCGCACTATTAATTCTTCCATACCAATCAAAATCAATATTTAATAATATTGGAGAAAATTGACTAGCTGTAAAACTTAAACTCTTAATATAGCATTGGTCAATCGCCACTCCACCAAAACTGCAATTAACACTAGATTCAGATGAACCTATTATATTTAAATAACTAGGCAAAGCCCCTGTTAAATAAAACTCTGTTGATAAACCTCCTATCACTGTCTCTTGTGGCGCATATCTTAATAAACTACCATCAGCCAATAAAACAGCTTGAATATTAGACTGCAAAGATATTTTTACAGAAGTAGAATAAAAAACATTATTATCTACTTTAAAATCTAAATTTTCATATTTTATAAATTTAGTCATTAAACAACAATATATTTAAGTGAACTAGAAAGCTTTACTGGTATGCTTAAAGGCGTAAAATCTGATTTAAATAATCTATATTGTAATAATTGTCCAGATGTGAAAGTTCCGAATGTTGAAAAAACTATTTCTGCCATTTGGTTTGTATTTAAAGTAACTGTTCCACTGCATTTCACATTTGCGTAGTCACCAGTTGTATTTATATTATTATATCCATTGACAGATGTAGTTGCTGGAGTAATAGCATAAAATTGAAAAACAACGTTAGAAGATATTGTGCTTGATGTAAATAATTTTACTCTTTCAAGCTTTCCATTATACATGGCAACGCCAAATGGTGAATCATTGTTAAAATCACCGCTACTAACCACAGATGAACCATTTGTTCCTATTGGATCTATATAGATATTAGAAGTTCCAGTCAATCTTGTTTGATAGACTTCAACAAATTGACCTTTGCAATAAGAAGAATTTGTAGTATATCGCCCATCTATATCAAAATCTCCAACAGTTGATAATTTAGCCACTACATTTGGACTTGTTCCAAAATAACCTCCTTTTATAAAAACAAAATCATCAGATCCTCCAAAAGTAGTATCATTATAAATATTTCCAATTGACCATTTATCTGTATCTACTGCACTATCATATCTAGAAAAAGTTGCAAATGAATTTCTTGGACCAGTATCTCCACCACCCAAAGCTTTATTTGCGGCTATTATGATCTCACATGTTTTTGCGGTTCCAGTGTTGGCAAAATGAGCTACTGTTTCAGCAGATATAGTGTTTACATCTAACTTATACTGTGGAGTGCTTATTCCAAGCCCTAATGAACCATCTCCAGCGTGACTATAAACAAGATTTGAAGTTGAGTCATCAAAAGATGGCCCTAAATATGTTTTATTATTTATTACTCCAAAATATCCAGAATCTACTGTATTGCCCAATGCTAAAGTCGTATTATTCGTATTACCATCTAATCTTGTTACTATTCCAGAACCACTTACATTTAATGGAGCATATGGAGTAGTTATATTTATACCTACTTTAGGCAATAATAAATCATTATCAATATATATAGCATTATATCCCAGTCTAACATCCGCTAAGTTATTATAATTTACAGAAAAAATTTCATCAACAGCGCTTGTTTTTATTTCTCCATTATATGGATCTAATATAATTGAATTACCAGAATTTTGAAATTCAGAAAATTCTCCACTTACTAAGAATTTTCTTGTTAAAGCTCCAGTAGTTCCATGAAACGCAAAATTTCCGCTTTGATCGACAACCATTAAATTAGTAAAAGTGCTGCCATTATTTATTGACGATTCTAAATATAATTTTGTATCATTAGATTGTTTTGCGAATTGATAGTAAGTTGAAGGATCAGTTATGCTGATACCAATTTTTCTAGCAGCACTTGGTGTGCTTAGTCTAATTTGACCAGATCCATTAGTAGCGCTTGTATTATCAACTACGTCTAAAGAAACAAATGGAGTTTTATCATTTATGCCAACAAATCCATTAGTACCACTCACAGTTAAACCAATAAGACCTGCGCTTTCAAATAAAGAAATACCGCTTGCATTTTGCGCTGTAAAAGAATTAAAAGACTTTGCAAATTCAGATCTTTCGATCTTATTATTATTAGCGGATGTAGAATCTGAAACTAAAAAGATATCTGTATCTACAACATTGCTTCCTAATTTTGCTGATAAGCTTGAAAGTGTTATTGACATATTTTAATTTAAATATCCTTTGTAATTAAGTTTTACACTTAAAATATCATCCGCATTTGAACTAAATTCCTGAGTAACAAGTTTAAAATTATTAAATGATTGACTAAATATTGTTACACCAACTAATTGCCTAGCTACAATTAAATCTCCCAAACCAACATCCAGGTCTTGATTTAAAGCTACCGATAACTTTTGATCTTCAAAAACCATTCCTTTTATTAATAAAGAAAATGAAGAATCAGTATCATTATTCAATTGTTCATATAATTTTTTTGCAGCATAATCATCTACCTCAAGATTAAAACTAACATTAATTTCAATAGGTAATTCAGATAAAACTTCATAAGGTATATAATTATTAGTACTTTGTAAAATATAAACTGGTTTTTTAGGACAATTTATAGAATAATCAAAACTAGTTATTCTATTTGAACTAGAACCACTGCAAGTTATTGTAATATCTTTAACTTGAGGAACCGTCATATATCTTGTTTGTCTAGTTCCATATGCAGAATAACCAGATCCTATATCTCCAAATACCTGTATATTAGCAGAGGTTTGAGGAATATCTCCAACTGAACAAGATAAGCCAAAAGAATTTAAATAACCACTTTCAAAACCAATTGATTTATTATTGTAATTTATACTACCAGCGAATGATGGCGCTTCTAAATTATTTTTTTGACCTGTATAGTTTAATAAAGGCTCATTATATAACAAATATTTATTTATATTAAATTCAGCAGTTGGTACATCAGCTATAACTTGTTTATTGTAACCATAGCCTATTGTATTTATTGGACCATAGTTAATACTATAAGATCCATCAACTGATATAACACCAGATATAGCTTGACCATCAAGATAAAATATGTTTTCGTAATTAAGTATTGCGTTTTTCATTATTATGCTTTTCTAGTACCAGCCAATGAACCACCGAATCTTTGTTGATCGCGAATAACATCAAGAACTGCTCCATATATTCTATTATTAAGATTATTAGATAATTCAACATCTTGTTGTTTATAAGAAGTATTGTTCGCGCCCATTTGAATATTACCATCTCTATTTACTGTGGTATTAAAATTAAATGAATTACTAGCATTACTATTATTAACAGTATTAGAATTATTAGCAACTGGGGACATTCCACCAGCTTGCATTCCTGTACCATATTTTTTAACAATTGGTGAATTATACAATCCACCCTCCATATAACCGGGAATTGTATCAGATAAACGAGAACCAATTAAACCACCTGTTTGACGACCATATCCAGTAAAACCACTAAATCCTGTTCTAACAACTTGAGGCCCAATATAAACACCACTTGGACTTAATAAACCTTTATTCATAAATCCTGTAATAGAAGATGATTCTGCTGCTGTTAAAGGTGCGCCTTGTTGTAATTTTTGAGACAAATTTTGAGCTTTTCCAGCTTTCACGTTAGCCATTTTATTACTTATTCCCGCACCAATTCCAGCAACAGCAACTGCTGCTGCCAAACTACCAACCATTTGCGCGGTTTGAGCTTGTCTTGCTCGTTTTTTCTGACGAGCTTCTTCAGCTTTTCTAATCTCCTCATCACGCAATTCTTTATATAAAGAACTATTTTCAAGACCAAAAGTAGTCATACCATCTTCCATAGCTTTAACATTGCTTAATTCTGCGCTAAATGATCCACCACTTGCGAATCTTGGTGCAGCAGAAAAATTTAAAGTGTCAAGCGCGGCTGGTCCACCCATTGCCATAACCGCATTTCTATTTAATACATATTCACCATTCTCAAGCATCGCTGGATATTTATCTCCAGATCCAGTTCCTGAAACATACATACCCGATTGTGCGCGTACAACACCACCTTTTTGAGCCGTAAATAGACTTTCAATTCCTGATCCACTTATCAATTTTGAAACACCAACTTCCATTAATCTACTACTAATAATATCTAAGAAATTAGCAGCAACACCTAAAAGAGCATCGCCTAAATTATCTGTTTCTTTTACTGCTGCTTTGATGGCATTTACCATTCCATCTCTAAAAAGCGCTGGAGTATCTCTAGCTAATCTATTTAAACCGGTATCAGCTTCATCTCTTAAAGCGTCAAAACCTTCTTTGAATCCATAAACTATAGAAGTTGATCTTTTAGCATTTCTCAATTCTTCGTTATTAAGGCGTTTTGTTATTTCTTCTTCTTTTAGTTTGCCATTAACAATATCGTTTTGAACAGTCTTTAATTTTTCTAATGTTCTGACTCTTTCATTTTCTAATGTTGGATCGGCAAATGGACTTTGTTGTAATTGAGATATAGCTTGAGATAGTGTTTGACTATTTGTTATATCTATAGATTTTATATTTCTAGCTTGCTCTCTTAAACCGATAGCTTGCATTGGACGACCCTCAAATTCAGATTGAGCGGCCATTTTTGTTAAATTAGTTTGTTGTTTTTCGATTAATGATTGATAATCAGACTGAGCAGACTTTGATCTACTAATTTCTAAATCAACAAGTTTTTTTGTTGTTGTTTCATTTCGTAATGCAATTTTAGATTCAGCTTTTCCTATAACTCCTCTGCCTAGAAAATTACCTTGATCGGCCATTTTTCTTTCGATAGCGTCTATTTCTAATTCAGAATTTGTTTTTCTAGTAGCCTCGATTCTTTCTTGATCGCCTAATAATTGAATTTGTTTTTGCAATAATGTTGCTTGAAACTCTGTAGTTTTTGCGCGTATTTGTTCTACACGACCTTGTAAATCTGTTAATTTTAATTGATTGACATTGCTTCTATTTTGTTTGTCTACTGATCTGTTAAATTCTTCATAGATTTTTTTTAAATCATTAATAATTGCGGGATCAAATGGGCTTGGCCCTGTAATCGAACTTTCTTGTAATATCGCTTGAAGACCTGAAAGATCTCCAGTTTGCGCTTTCTCTAATGCTGGTCTTATCTTACTTTGAATAACTTCAGAACTAGGATTTAATTTTAAAAATTTTTCTTGATTTTCTTTTACGAAATTTAAATTTAATTCTGTTAATTTATCTTGACCTTCTGATATTGTTTTTGTTCTTTGAGTTTTTAATTTTTCTGTAGCTATAGATAAAGGACTAAGAATACCTTCTGCCAATGAAAATTTAAAATTATTTATTTCATCTAAAAGCTTTCTGCCAAAATCATCTTGTTCTAATTGCGCATTTGCTTCGCCTATTTGTTTTAAAATAGATGAACTTAAATCATTTCTTAGTTTTAATAAATTACCTTCTTTTCTAGCATTTTCTATAATATTATTTATAAATTGATTTCCAGAAGATAACTCTTTTAAAATTTCCTCCTTATCTTTTCTAAGCAAGAGTTCAAGAATAGATTCTTGAAAAATTTTTATTTGTTCTGCCGTGCCTTTATTTCCAATTGTCGATTTAGCTATATTCTCAGCTAATCGTTTAGCAGCATTTGAACTCGCTTCGGTAACAACTTCAATTTCTTCAGGGACCGTCTCTTGACCAGGAATTATTTCAGGCATTATTTTTTCTCTTTGTAATTTAAAGGATTGAAGTTGATCAAACAAATCTTTATTTAATCCTAAAGATTTTAATTCTTTAACTCTTTCTCCAATCTGAACTCCCCCTTGAGTTTTTCCACCTTTAACCCCAGAAGCAAAAGACAACGCAGCAGTTAATATATTTTTATCAGTTTCGTACTTACTCAATACAGAATTTAAAGCTTCTACTCCACCTTTTGTTTTGCTCAGTTCATCTGCTAATTTAATATCTGTAATTTGATTAAATGATTCTGATAAACTTTTACTAGCTAATTCTAATTTATCAGACGAAGCGCCAGAAGCTAAAAGTTTTGCATATTCTTGTTGAGCTTGAATATATTTTTGACCAGCAGAAATATTTTGTTGACTATTTTGTCTTTGATTATCAGCCATTTCAGCAAGATCTTCAGCACTTAATTCTGCTGCATTTAAAGCAGAAACGAAACCAACTAAAGCTCCAGTAGCAGCACCAACTCCTGCACCTATTGGCCCAAAAGCTGCACCAATACCAGCACCTGTAGAAACAGCGCTCAATCCAGTGCTTAAACCCGACTGAAGAGATCTTTCAGTAGCTGTCATTTCAGTTCTCTTTTTATTACCGAAAACAGCTTGTTCCGCAAAACCTGCGATAGTAGGACCAAGAATTGCTATTGCCGTACTAGCTTTAGATAATCCTTCTGAAAGTTTATCGAATCTATTATTTCCTTTAGAATCGCTTGTGTTTATTTGTTCATTATTTCTACCTTTTTTAAAAGTTTGTTCTCTTAAACTTTTTATCGCATCTATTCCAACACTTGATACTGATGAATCAACTTCAGAAAACATTGATTTTATTTTATCAACTGTTGATCTATAAGTCTTCTTAACATCTCTTAAAGCTTCTTTAGCGTAATTTTCAATATAACTTTCTACTTCAACAGCATTGGAGCTTGATTGAGTATTTTGAGTTTGATTTTTTTTACCTTGCTTTTTTGGAGCAAAATTTGGAATATATCCTTTATTCATCAATCCAGCATTCTTCTGTCCTCTCATTGAATCACTCAAAGCATTTCCTAAACCACCATGATCAGCAATTGCGGAACTAAATGTTGGCTGACTACTGTTTCTAATGTGTGGGAAAGGCTTGGTATCGAATATGGCTTTTTCTCCGCTCATGCTTTCTTCTAAGCCCATTACTGCTTGTTTATATGCAAAGTTGGGAATAAAGCCTTCACTCAAACCAAACATTCCTTGATCATTAGGATAAGTCTTAGCAAATTCTGTCGCTAATTTACTAAATACGTCTGGATTATTTAAATTTAAATTTCTTTTCTTTGCTGTTTCTATTAGCCAATTTTTCTGAAAAGAGTTTCTTCCTTTTATGGAATTAAAATTAGGAATAAAACCTGAAGCATGAGAATTAATCAATTCAATTAATGCCATATCTAATTTTGCGGCATTGTATTTATGACTAGCTATTCCACTTTCAAAATCAGACATCGCAATTTCCTTACCATTGATTAAAAGCTTAGAACTCTTAGCCATCTTCGCCCAAGACAATTGAGGAAAAATAGCTTTTGCGGGAATAGATTTGCCGCTCGCATAATCCGCCAAAGCTTGTTCTTGTGGTAATAATACAGATTTAATAGTACTGCCAGAACCAATTTTTTCAGCAATGTTTCCATATAATTGAGACCCTAATCCTTGACCTCTAAATTTTTTACCAACTTCAACGCCTTCGATTTCATAATTATTTTTGCCTGTTTTTATTGCCGATATATTTCCTTTTCCTTTTATAGAGGAAGATATCATTGAAGCAAAATTAGGAATAAAACCTCCATATGTAGTATTTTTCTTAGCTTCGTATCTTCTTAATAAACCATCAGTAACTTTTGTAAGTTTTGCGCTTATTGATGGATCAACATTTGAATACTTATCTTTAACAATTGATGCAGCGGCCATTTCAAATTCGCTGAAATTTGCACCAGCATTTCTACCAGTAGGATCAGTAAATTTTGGTCTATTTGAAACAGCAATCATTGAGCTAACTTTCTTAGCTAATACTGGATTTTCTTTTTCGAGATTTGCAAGTTTTTTATTCATGAATCCAGTGACTGACCCAGAAACGTTTTTGAAATCTTGTTTCAACTCTAACATGCTATATGAACCATCAGCAATTCTATATAATAAATCAAAATCATTCTCATTTGCTATATCGCTTACAGGTTTATTTTTAAATCCAACTTCTGATGGTCTTATTACTTTTTTTGAACCTAAAGCTATATTTAATGCAGATCTAACAAAGTCTTCATGCAAGTAAGAAAGCATGTTAGCATTTCCTTTTTTAGCGTATTCATGATCTGAACCTCTTCCATAAGTAGGAAAATCTCCCATCTTAAAAAGATCTGTATCACCAGTAGCATTTTTATATTTACTAGAATATTTTTTGAACCAAGGAATACTTGCAGTAGTCATTGGTGTAGCAAAATTAGGAATAAAACCAGAACCATATACTCTATCTTGAGCAAATTGCATCTTTATTTTTCTTCTTAAAATAGGATTAAAGTCCAATTCAGAAACTCCATTTAATAAAGTCTTTTTAGCTGTAGTGTTTAGACTAGAAATAGAAGAGGTTTCTATTTGTTTTGGAACATCTGAACCTTCACCAATAATTTCTGTGTATCTTGGACGAATAAATAAATCTCCTAAAACATCTGGTTGAGAAATGATAGAGGTTTTATCATCAATTTTTAATCTTTTTGTTTTTGATCCTTGTTTTGGTGAATAAGCGTAATAATTCTGACCTATATGATTAATAACTTTACTTATATTTTCTGCGCTGGTATGCCCTAAACCAGAGTGTGCATCAGCAAAAGTATTCGATTGATATAGTTTTGGATTAAAATTTTTATTTATTGGTTTTTCTAAAACCTCTTTAAAATCTATAGGTTTATTGCGAGAAGGAGGAACTTTAATATCAAATCCAACAGATTGTTCAAATGCCCTACCTACTGAAAATTGAGATGGACTTTTTTTAACAAAATTAGGTATAAATCCATTAAACATATATGGATCAACACCTGTTCTACTTATAGCATTTTGTCTATGTGCGCGACCAGCTTTTGATCCAGCAGGAGGATTAATAAAAGGTTGAGCAAAACCGGGAATATATTTAACATCTTCCGCAGTATTCATTACTCCACCAACAGGAGACGAAACAACTCTGCCGGGAGCGTAGCCACCAGCTTGTGCGCCAACTACCTCTGCCATTCTTGTTGCAGCGGGAATATATCCTCCTGCGCGAGTAACTTGTAATCCACCAGATCCTTTTACTCTTACTCCTTGAGTAGCTAATTGAGCGGCTAATTGTTTAGCAAGTGTAGACTGCATTTGATATTCTGCTGTCTGTTGTCTGGCTATTTGAAGCAATAATTGTGCTTGCGCTGCTTGGTTACCCATCATTCCAGCAAGAGCTTGTGATGCTGGTCCTTGTTGCTGCATGATTTGCAAAATAGATTGTTCAATATTTTTTCTATTTTGTGTTTCTGTAGTAATACCAGCAATCTGAGGCAAAGCTTGAGATAGATAAGTAAAAGAATTCTGTATTAACTTAAAAAGAGTAAAAAATGCAGCAATAGCACCGGGACCAGCTATTACATTTCTAATACCTTTTAATAAACCATTCGCAAAAGTAGAACCAACTCCTTCTCCTTCAAGAATTTCATTCATTGATTCAACGAATGATTTTAATTGCTCAGTACCGTATTTAGCCAATGGCTCAAATGTTACTTTGCCAATATTATTTGCCAACTGTTGAGTAGAAGTAGCAGTTTGTTTTAGCAAAGCGTCGAGAGTTTGATTTAATTTAGCAGTCGCGATTTCTGCTTCATTTGTTGCTGATGCGCCTCTTTGTAAAGCACCAGCATATGTACCCTGCGATTTATTTAAATCATTAACAATTGCTTTTAAGATGTTAACTTGATAAACACCCGCAACTTGTTCTGACAATTGCGCTCTTTGTGCATCAGCTAAACCTCTGTAAGCTCCAGCAAAGTTTTGTAGTATTTGAACAGCAGGTAAAATATTTCCTTGGACATCTCTAACAGAGATATTAAAAGCTTCCAACTGATCTAAAGTATCAGTACGTTGTAAACGAGTGAAAATTGTTTTTAGTGCGTTACCGATTACCGCGCCACCTCTTGCTGTGCTTTGTTGAGCTGAAGTAACCAATGCATTCAATTGATCTAAGCTTACTCCTGCTTCTTGAGCCGCTTGGCCTGTACGAGATAATGCTTCAGCAAGATCACCAGCGCCAACAGCATAATCTTGTTCTACTGCAACTAGCTTATTTAATATTTGAGTTGTAGTAATTCCAGTTGCAGCAAAACCGTTTACAGTAGAAGTTAAAGCGTCAACTGCATTTGCAGTTCCAATTCCTGCTAATCTTGTTAATGTAAGAGCGTCTTTTGTTCTTTGTAATGTTTCTTCAGCTTTTAAACCTTGACGAGAGAATTCAAGAGCAGCTTTAGAAGCGTCATCAAATGAAGAAGCTGTTTGTTTAGTTACATTAAATAAATCTGTACTAAATTTTTGTAACTGACTGGTGGTTAAGCCGAATACACGATTAATGTCAGCAAGATTTTTTTCTACTTCTATAGTTACATTTGCCAACTCTTTAAAACTGCGAATGACACCACCAAGTACAGCAGTAGAAGCTCCGAATGCAATAACGCGAGCATTAGAAGCGGCTAGTGCTGCTTCAAAGTCTTTAACATCGCCCGTCATTCTGCCAAGAGGCTGAGAGAAAGCTCGCTGATTAACTGTCAAATTAAGCTGGTTATTCTGAGCGAATCTTTGATTATACGCTTGAACACCAGCTTGAATAGAAGCGGTTAATGCTGCTTGATTGGCCGCGACATTAATTTGAACTGCCATATTTGTTATTTACACGTTAAAATAAGTATTATCCGAATATTTTCATCATATCGTCCATGCTCAAAGAACCACCCTTCTTCTTTGCTTCATCAGCCAAAGAAAGAGTTTTTTGACCTTTTGTCTTTAATCCCACATATTCAAGATCTTCGCTAGTCGCACCAACTATTGAACTAGCTTGATTTTCTTTATTGTTTTTATTTTCTATTACTTTCTTAGCGTTTTCATTTGCATTTACATAATCAATAATCTTATCAGGATCATTTTTAATATCTTGAGGCATTTTATCATTCTGCTGAAATACGTTCTTGAAAAATCTAGAATAAATAAGTAATTTTACTTGATTGTAAGTCAGTTCGCACACTGATTTACCAAAGAATTCAGTAGGATTTTCAGCAAATGGCATATATAAATTAAAAAAATCTTGTAAAACCAAATACTGAATCGTATTGTCATTTATATTTTTATATACTTCTGAGTATTGTTTTATAATACAAGTCAGCGTTTCTGAGTCGATATTATCAAATTGATCTTCTTCAAAAGCTGGTTTCGATAGGCTTTTATCTTTATAAAGACATTTCAAAATATAAAAATCATTAACTCTTTCTTCAGCGTAGCTTTCGGCAGTGCGATTAAAAAAAGAAGCTTTAGTATTTTTAAGATCGTATAATCGTTTTTGTCCCGATTCTATATCTGTATTTACTCTTTGTATTTCTGATTTTAAATATAATACTTTCTTTTGCTTATTAAGATTATCAATAAAATCTTCTTCTTGTTTAATTAACGATTCTTGTTTTGTAGACCATTGTTTTTCTTCAATGAGGCGCTTTAAAGTTTCATCATTAGTAGGAACACCGCGACTTTTAGCTTCATCAAAATAATGATCATAGATCTGATCGATATCGACCTGATCTTCCAAAGACAAATGCTTTAAATAAAAAAAATTCTCTAAAACTTTTATTTCAGAGAATCCATTTTTAATATCCCGAAAAGCTTTTTTATACTTATTCTGTTGGGACTGTTCCATCTATTTCTCCAATAATTCTATCGAACTCTTCCTTTTCTGTATTGCTAGTAAAGAACCAATAACTAATAATACTAGCTAGTTTGCTATAGCACTTTTCATAAATTTCATTTTTATTTTCTTCGTAATCAAACATCGCAGCTTCCTTGACATCGAACGTCTTGCCGGGAAATAGCCATTCAAATTCAGGATTCTTCTTGCTATTATCCTTAAATTGAGTAAGGTTCAGAACGTACCATAGAATCGCTCTATTCTGAGCTTTAATGTCTGCGGTATGATTAAACAAAGTCATGTAACTAGTTTCTTTTTCAATTAACGTCTTACGACGCTGGAGAATTTCTGAAGTTACCTTTTCAATCTTTTGCTTGTAATCTTCATCGCGTTCCGACTCTGGTTTTAGATTAAGAATAGTTAATCTGCTTTGCAAATCTCCAATTTCTCCAGCGGCAGAAACCATGATCTTAGCATCACTATCGCTAATTAAACCACCAGTATCGCTATATTTATTTAGTAACATCGCCTTTGTCAAAATCCCATTTCTGATACATCTGCTCATTTCAATACTGAATTCCATATCAGCTTCCTGCATTTGTTTGCGATTTGGTTGAAGAATATTAATCTCAACAGGAATCTGCTTCTTTACTTTTTCTTTATAAGTTCTTGTTACCTGTTCTCCTTGTTCATTTGTTACTGTTTCAGTCTTATCTTCCTCGACCTCGGCATTTTTAAAAATATTGAAACTATATAGAGACTTTGACATAATTTATTTATATTAATATATATTCTATAGTTTTTCAACCAGTGTAAACGTATATATGGCTACGAATCTTATATCTGCTTCACAAAGAGTCGCACTCAATGCGACTATGGAGGATATTCATGAGACATTTGCTCGCGAAATCACGGTTTTTAAGGAAGCTTCTCAGATTGTAATTATTACTGATCCTAACTTTAATCCATTATATAATACCGCTGGTCAAACCACTTCATATGTAAATACACCTGTTTACAAGACATTTAAAGTTAGAATTCAATATAATGACGATATTGGTAAAAAATATTGGAGCGAATCAGGTTTAGCTTCACAGATTAAATTAGAAGCAGTTGTTGGCTCTGTTAGAATTAAGATAAGAGCAGAAGATTATGAATATATAAAAGATGGTCGCCGCTTTGATTTAGACGGTAAGCGTTTCGTTTTAAATTCTACTTTTAGACCACATGGTTTATTCGACAATCAATTTTATACATTATACCTCAAGCCCGATCCATAAGATATGAATCCCGAATGGATAAAAATGTTCCAAGATTTGCAAGTTGATAAAGCATATCAAAAAGAAATAAATAGAGTAATTGATCAACAATTTAATAAAATAAAAAATGAATTCATTAACGAATTCATGAATCATCCTATTACACAAGAAATCCAAGGCGGCATAAGCGCTACAAACTCATCAGGAACTCTTAATGGTATTACAAATTTATATTCTTTTATAGGATTTGATGAAGGTACTGATCCCATCAGACCAATAGAAGAATTATTAAAAAAATCAAATTATAGAGTTTTGTTTAATAACAGATCTGCCGACGCTACAGTTATTTTCGATATACCAACTGCCGCCCAAATATTTGAAATAACACCTATGCCTTGGGCAATTGGAAGAAGTTGGGCAAGAGGAATAGAAACAGGTATTTCTGGTCTTGGATATTATCTTAAAAAAACTAAAAACAGTCGTTCTGGTTTGGGCGTACAATCCACAAGTCAACAAGTCAGATCTGGAGTTATGTTTAAAAATTCTAAATATATATCTGATTTAATTAATAGATTCAATAAAGAATTAAAAGAGTTAAATAAATTAAGCATATGAAACCCACTTTTTCACACAATGTAGTAAATAGTTTCTTTTTATGGTTCGATAATTTTTTAATGACCAAGGGAGACGCTTATAAAACATATACAACAAAACTATACAGCAATCCTGATTTCAGATTAGGCAATGGTAAAGTTGCTTATAGTTCTCCATATAAACAATGGGTATATGATAAAAGTATAACTGGTGCCACAATTCCAAGTGGATTTACAATCAATGGAAGCTTCGTGCCAACTGGAACAAGCGGAATGGCTATAGACTTTGATAATGGTCGTATAATTTTTAATAGCGGCGTTTCTACTAACTTAAATATTTCTGGAACATATTCTGTAAAAGAAATAAATAGTTATGTAACTGATCAACCTGAAGATAATTTAATCATCGAAGGAAAATATATTAATAACAGCAGATTCACTGTTGTTGAAACTGGTATTGCTCCTTATAACCCAGTAACTCCCTGCGTATTTGCTTCACTAGAAACTGCTCACAACACAGCTTTTGCATTTGGCGGCGAAGATGAAACTAAATGTATTTTTAAAGTTGTAGCTTTCTGTGAAAATTTATATCAATTAGATGGCGTATTAAGTATTTTTGGCGATTCTTATAATGAAATTTTTAGCGTCATCCCAATGACCGCCCATCCTCTTGGAGAATTTAATGAAATAAAAACTGGTCTTTATCCTACTGGATATGATTATAACTCTGTAAAAAACATTTATGGTTCAGAAACTCTTTTTATATCGCATGTCGAAACATCAAAAATACGAGATAGCGTTTTAAAAGAATTGAATCCTATATTACACATAGGATTTTTAGATTTTGAAATTAAAGCTTACAGATATCCTAGATTATAAAAATTTCACAACAATCCGTATACACTGTAAAAACTAATAACATTTTAAACAAATAAAAATATGGCAAGAAATCGTGTAATTTACCAAAGTCAAGCGCTTTTTATAGCTCCTAGCTCCACTGGATGTCAAGTATCTGGTGCAGGAACTACTGGTCCTACTTTTGGACCAAGCAGTTCATCTAATTTATTAGCTGGAACTAGTTTACTTAAAAAGCTAGATCGCGTTCAAAATTGTAATTTTAATTTTACAATTAATCGTCAAGATATCAACGAGTTCGGTAAACTAGCTCGTATTGATTCTATCGTTATGGAATCTCCAACTGTTGGTTTAGATTTCAGTTATTATGTAACTGATGGTCTAAATGAAAGATTGATGGGATTTAACATGTATTCTCCAAATGATACGACGAATACAGTTGAAGTTGCACAATCTATTTCTGGTCTTCTCGCAGATTTACAAGGAAATAATTATTATATTCTAACTGTACAAGAAGGCGAAGATGTAGTTGGAACAAGTAGTTCAACAACTCCAGCAAATTCAAATACAGTTGTTGGAATTGGTAATGGATTTATTAGCGAATATAGTTTTGATGCTTCAGTTGGCGCTATTCCAACCGCAAGCGTTACTGTTGAAGCTTTTAATATTAAAGCTGACGCTCTTACTGGCAGCGCACTTGGTGTTATTACTGGAAATTCTCCAGCTATTGATATTACTGCAAGTCCAGCAGTTAAATTCGCTGGCACTGAAACGGCTTATGGTCTTTCTGGAGCTTTTACAACTGGAGTTTCTAATATAACTGCATTGAGACCAGGAGATATCATTCTATCATTAAGCAATCCTGATGGTATGATTGATGTAAGCGGCTCTAATTCAGCTCACATTCAGTCATTCCAATTCACAATTCCATTGAGCAGAACAATTTTACAACGTCTTGGAAACACATTCGGTTTCGCAAGAGTTATCGATGTTCCAATCAATATGGATATAACCATAAGCGCTATTGTTTCTGAATTGAAGACGATGAATCTTTTTGATGAACTATTTACAGGAACAAAGACTAATTTTACTATTCAATTGAACGATGCCAATGGAGCTGCAAAAGTTAAATATGGTATTTCTGGCGCACTTTTATCATCCGAAACTTATTCTGAAAATCTTGGAGATAATCAAAGTGTTGACTTGACATTCAGTCTCCAACTTGGTGGTGCAAATGACACACAAAATGGTGTATTTATGTCAGGTTCTTATCCTGCTGATGCTATAGTTACTGGTTTCTATAAACTTGGTACTGGTAAACTAAGTTAATAAAAGTTAATAAAAAACCCCCAGTCGCAAGGCTGGGGGTTCTTTTTTACTTATGGATTTCCATAACCATAAGGATAATAAAAATATCCTGAACCAGTAAATATTGGAGAACCATCTTCACCAGCTACTTGAACAGGTTTTGCATTATATATGTTATAACTTGCAACTAACTTCTCCATTTCGTCTCTAGCGTCAGTTGCTAATCCACGATATGTTTTGGCTAATTCATTTTTATTTGTGCGTGTGATCATAGTATCTCCTTCACGCAATGTCACGAAATCTACTGAACTATCAACACCTCTCAGAACTTGACGAGTTTTTTTGGTATAAAACTCATATAAGTACATTTGTTTATATATAGATCTTTCTTCTTGTTGAAAAAATCCAGTAGGAAAAAAGTTACCACTTTCAACATAAAATTCACTATATATTTTTGTATTTAATAAACCAACGTTGTTGGCAAGCCAACCTGAAATATAATAAAATTGAGCATAACCACTGTCATAGTCAAATTCATTTGCGAATATTTCATCAGCTAAATCATGCACACTATAAGCTACCATATATTTATATTACACTTTTTATAAATAATAAGAACTTAAATTAACCATTAAAGCTTGGCATTGGAGGAAATGACGGTAAAGAAATATTAGAAGCTGAAGTTGGAATCGTGGGCCAAACAGCTTGAGTGATATCAGGTACGTCAAGCATACTTCTTAACTGTTGTCTAAAAGTTTTAAAATCATTTTTAGCAACATCAGAGATTGGCGCATCACTTAATTGCGTAAAATCAGTCAACAAAAGATACTGATCTCTTGTCATTCTTATACTAGATTTGATTCTATTGATTCTTATTTCTTCTTCTGATGGTGTAACGTCAACTACAGTATAATTTTCTTGGCATGTTTTATTTTGTGTGTTTAGTGTCCATGATGTTTCTATTTTTTGATGAATATTAATTGTTGGAAGCGGATCGCTATTTACAACCCAAAATCCTTCGTTGTTTCCAGACCATGATAAATCAGCTAATTTATCATCAGATAACACAAAAATATTAGATATGTTTTTATAACTTGTAGGAAGCGGCGCTGGTGTAGAAACTATTTCGTTATTTACTACTAAAACGTATTTTTTATCCATATTATTTTATATATGTTATTTGTGGATTGATAAAGTTATTTAATAATGATTGTTTAAAATCTAA